TATGTCACTTAGTTTTATAATAAAATCCCTAACCTGGTATATCAGCCAAGCATCAAATCTTGTTTTTAATATCANNACTGTTCTGTTTTTACCTAATCTCAAATTCTTGGATGTTGACATCAAATGACAAGCAGTGGCACAAACTTTAAAAGGAACACCATCCCATATGCTCATTTTATTTAAATTTATTCTACATAATTTGGATGTGACATAAGTATAATTGTCAGTCTTATGAATATATTCAATATCCATTGACCTAGATATATCATACTTTGAACACAGTGTTTCAAAATGCCCATTTGTAAATCTAGTTAGAGTTATCAAAGGAATGTTGGCATCTGAATTTGTTACAGGTCCATGATTCTTGGGCATAATTGCTATAAAAGCACCATTGGCTGGTACAAAAACATTAGACTTGAGAGCTTTAAAGGTTGTTAAATGAGTGATCCTGTCATACAAGGCTGACATTGATGAGCATAGCTGTAGGGCATTACTCTTCCTAACATAGTCGTAGCAATCTCTCCATTCTTTTGTTTCATGTATCTCAGTCTTTGATTCAGTTAACCAAATATCTTTTAAAAG